CGACCTCCTCCGTCTTGCGGCTTTGGGAAAAGAGTAAAGAAAGCTGGTGAGAATTTAGACAAAACAGCTTTATACAGGGTACATATTTTCATGTCTTCTGCTTCATAGAGGTACTTATACCCTGCCTCTATAGCCTTCCCCTTTGCGGACAGCTCCATGTCTGTGCTACATAAGGGTTCATCTATCCAATCATACATTTTGGCACGACCCATTTTTAGCTTGAGTTGCATGCTAAGAAGGAGGTCTTTCCTTTTAGCAAACTTATTCTGTCGCACCTTCTTTCCTTTCGACTTCATCTCCTCATTTCTTTTCTCTTCCAATGTCCTCTCAGCCTGTTTGGTTAAAAGTGTAGACACCTTCATGTCGTGGCGAGCCTCAGTAACCATGGCTTTGTTGGTTGCAAACGTTAAGACACTGTTGATTGTCATTCTGTGATCTAAATTGGACCTTATATCTACTAAGTTAGCTTGTACCTTCTTCTTTAGAAGCTTGCCGCAGATATCCATAGCTTTCGCATTAAAACAAGTCTGTTCTGCCTCTTTTAAGTAATAAAGCAGGTAGTCTTCGTGCTCCATCATTGGAGAGAAACCTCTGACCAACCAAGGATCCTTTTCTTTCATCTTATCATAAGACGACTTGGATTCAAGAAGTTTGTTGAAAGCTTCCGCCATGGAATGGTAGCGGCTCCTGATTTCCTTAGAAACCGCGCAATAGTAGTAGGCTTCATCAACTATCCCATTAGCAGAATCATGAAATCCAGGACCCAAGAACCGAGGGCTCCTAACCACAGTTCTTATAGAGTTATCTTCCGGATCCTGGGAAAGGTCTGACTTGAAAACATGAGACCGACCTGAGTCATTGTCGTAAAAATCTAAGATTGCTTGAAGAATATTATTAATGAAGTAAACATTGAGAACATTTCTAGGCAATACTAACATTTTCGATAATAACTTTTCGATACTACAATAAAAGGCAGAGCAGGCTAGTGCAGCATACCTAACATTCATTAGTAATATATTGATGGGTTTAGTGTTGTTGAATCTAGCAATAACTCTGGTAAAGAAGGTGTCTACCCGGTCTTCAAAGCAGTCTAAGCTCCTGGAAGAGTCTAACAGGCATCCAAAACACTGGTCCCAAACAAACTTCTTTGTCATCAGATGGTGTGCAGCTGTAAGAGAATCAACATTGATAGGTAACATTATTTTGAACCTGCTACCCAGAATTGTTCTGTTAGTAGACCTCAAGGGAAAATCGTTATAATCTTCGAACACGAGCCAGAATTTCCTCCTAGTTGTGGGTCTGCCAAGAGGGCCGCCTCCATGTAGTATCACTAGTACGTTGGTAGAGCCTAGACTGGACACACAAACATTACTGGACCTCATGTTTTGCTCACCCATAAAAGATATCTCAGTATAGAGCTTAGTGTAAAATTCAGCCAACTTGAACACATTAGCTCCACCTTTTTCAGCTATCAACATGTTGAGGTCGACTTTCAGCTCTTGAAGTAGATCCTTACTGAACCCAAATGCGCCATCAAAACTAGGATTAACCAACATGCCATCTGTGTCCCCGGTGTCTTTTATCATCCAATCTCTCAGTTGTTCCAAAACTGTCATATCATGGTCTAACGTAAAAGCAGTATCAGAGTCCATCTGTTTCTCTATGGTTTTGCCACTCTCTTTTAAGAGATCGATCCCAGTGAGTTTAACTAGATCCTCGTGAACACCTAAAGACCTGAAGTTCATCTGAAAGGTCCTTCTGTTCACAATCCTGCTACCGCAAGATCTGTATAGGGGCTCCTGCGACTTTATCAACGCTTTAAAATCCTCTTTGTAAGTTTCTGAATGAACCTGTCCTCTAAAATAAGGCAGAGCTTCCGAGAACCCTAAAGCGGTTTTCATGCTTGACATCATGGCATCTAATAGTTTGTGGCCCTGAGGAGTGTAACAATGTATAAAATCTTCGGATGCAGACCTTGGGTCATGAGACTTTACCAACTTTACAAAAGGGACCGGGATGATCTTATAAAATTCGACTATAAGTGGCTTTTCCCTCCCTTGCACCATAGCTTTGAAGTCTTTGATGAATGTTTCCACTGCCCTCTTAAATCTAGCAAGGCTTGTAAAATGATCAGTTTCTGCTTCCGTCCTAGAAACGATCTTATTAACATGAGAAGAAAGAGTGTCTAGCCACAACAAATCCTCCTGAGAATCTTCTGCGAATCCTTTGAACGGGCCTGTCA